GTTACACGAAATAGAAAAACGTATGCAGAGGTAAGCGGTCAAAAGGCCGTGGGTCCTTACTGGCCGCCATTTCGCAGGGGTCGCCCTCAGCCCGATATTTTTCTATGCAACCTATTCAAAACTCCGAGTAACACGAAAGGCGAATAATGGAGCATGAACGACACCTTACCCGGCAGGAACTTCTGGACGCCCTCCAGATCGGATACCCGCTTTTCCGGAAGCTCCGGAACCAGGGCGGCCCCGATCCCGTGGGGTCTGGGAAAAATGCGACCTGGCCCCTTTACGCATGGTGTGAATGGTTGGTCAATCGACGGTCCAGCGGCCCGAGATCCCGGGAGCTGGCAATTCGGGCGGCAGAGATCCTTCGAGATCGTGACGGGATCATGGTTCCGGAAATCATCGATCCCGTATCCAGAGAGACCGGCAACGAGGACATAGGCCTGGAAGCGGCCCTGGAACGTCTCCGGCAGGCAGAACAGGCCACCTTTGCCAAATGGCGGGAGAGCTTCAACGCAAACATGAAGGAATCCCCGGTTTTCTTCAAGGACTGGCAGACGGCTCTGGATCTCTTGCGCAAGGCCGAAAAAAACTTGAGCGACTATCTCTGCCAGCGGCGCGACCTGCTCCCGGCGGCCCAGGTCCGGGCATGGATGCTGACTCAGATCACGGCCACCAAGAGTACCCTGCTCAATCTTCCTGGCAAGCTGGCCCCGCAGCTCGAAAACCAACCCTGGCCAAAGATCCAGAAAAAACTTGAAGAGGAGATCCGTTTTGCCCTGGATAAATTGTCAAGCGAACCTCGCTAAGTGGTGGTCATCGGCGTGGAAGCCACCTGCAAACTTATCGCCTTGGGAGTGGGCCGAAAAGAACCTTGAGCTAAGTTCCCGAGCGACAGCCTTTCCGGGCAGATACAGGACGGATCAGACACCGTATGTGCGAGAAGTTCTTGAGGCCTTCAAAGATCCGGAAATCAGACAGGTCATTCTTTGTTGGAGTGCGCAGTCATCGAAGACCATGACGATGTTGGTTGCCCTCTGCTATTGCATCGACCAGGACCCCGGACCCGCTCTCATGGTGCAGAGTTCTCAGGATGCAGCCACATCGTTCGTCAGAAATCGGTTTATGCCCATGGTGCAGGATTGCCCGGCCCTGGCCCGACACATCACAGGTGATCGACACGACTTTTCAGCATGCGAACAGCGCCTTGATAACATGACAGTCAATAATCAGGGCGCACAATCACCGGGTCAGCTCGCATCGAGGCCCATTCGCTTTCTCATGGCAGATGAAATCGACAAATGGAAGTCCGAGTCCAAAAAGGAAGCGGACGCCCTCAGCCTGGCCATGGAGCGTGTGAAGTCCTTCCGGAATCATAAAATTTTCATGTGCTCGACGCCCACCCTTGAGTCCGGCCCTATCTGGCAGGCATACCAGGGAGCCGACCGGCGGGAATATCATGTCCCCTGTCCCCATTGCGGCGCGGTTTTCGTACTCAAATGGAAACACATTCAGTGGCCCAAGGATGCCACCCTGGAGGAAATTCGTCTAAACACTTGGCTGGAATGTCCTCATTGTCGCGGCCACATCACCGAGCGCGACAAAGCGGAAATGCTCGAACGGGGGGCATGGGTTGCCCAGAACCCAGACACCGGCGTGGAACGGGCAAGTTTTCACTTGAGTGAGCTTTACAGCCCGTGGACAAAATGGGGTGATTTGTCTGTGAAGTTCCTCAAGGCCAAACAGGAAGCCAAGACCGGGAGCACGGGTCAGCTTCACAACTTCATCAATTCGAGCTTGGCCGAGCCATGGCGGGAAGACGAACACGTCAAGAAACGCGACTTGAATCAAATCGTGTCCCTCTGTGACGAAAGGCCAGAAGGACAGGTACCTGGTGAAGGGCGTGTCCTCGGTCTGACAGCCGGTATCGACACCCAGGACAACGGATTTTGGTTTTCAATCAGGGCATGGGGAGAACATCTTGAATCCTGGCTTATACGGGCGGGGTTTTGTCCGGATTTTGGAGCGCTCCAGGCCTATGTCACTGAATCACGCTACCTGGACCCGGAAGGGAATCAGTATGCGGTCCAGGCGGCTTTTATCGACTCACAGGGACACCGCACAGCGGATGTTTACGACTTTTGCAGAGGCAACCCCATCTTCCGGCCTGTCAAGGGGGAGCAGCGCCTTGCAGGAAGCCCGTGGAAGGTCACTGTCCTGGACAGCGTGAAGCGTGGTGACGGCAAGCGCTATCCCATCCCCGGCGGTTTGCAGCTTTTGCGCATCGATACGAATTTTTACAAGGACATGATCGCCGGAAAGATGAGCGTGGAGCCTGGCAAGCCTGGTCGTTTCCATCTCCACGAAAACCCCGGCAAGGACTATCTGGCACAGGTGGCTTCCGAGTTCAAAAACGAGAAGGGATTGTGGGTATGCCCAAGGCATCGAGCAAACCATCTTTGGGACTGTGAAACATACAATCTGGCAGCGGCAGACGTACTAGGCCTTAGATTTTTCAACAGGAGCGTGAACAATGAGCAAGTCAAGCAGAAAAAGCCCAAACCAAAAAGAAAAACTTCTTCAAGATGGTGGTGACATTCCCCAGGGCAGGCCCCTTTCCGGCATGGATGAAATCGGGGAATATGTCCGGCGGTCCTCGGTCACGATCCTTGATTGGATTCGGAACATGGGATTCCCGGCCTCGAAGATCGGCGGGATCTGGGAGAGTGACACCTTTCTTATAGACAGATGGAGACGGGAGCAGATCCAGGAACGTGTCAAGCAAAACAACACGAAATCAATAGCAAATTCAGCCTAGATCATCCCCAAATTTAGTAAATTACCAAAAAACCATAAAAGCCATGCTACACCCCGAGAAAACAGGAGTGCATTGCATGGCTTTTACTACTTGGACGGCCCTTCTTGCGGATCTGAAAAACGACATGGCATCCGGAATGTGGAGGATGAAGCGCTACCAAATCGACGACCGAGAAATGGAGTACCGTTCTTTTGCCGACTTCATGAGTTTTTTTCGTGAAGTGGAACACCGGGCCGCATTGGAGAACCAGAGCACAGCGGCCCCCTTTGCTAGGGCGTACGCTCGTGGGGGCTCAAAATGGTAGGCAAAACCATTGACCGCCTCATTGGACTATTCAGCCCCAAGGCCGAGCTTTCCCGCACCCTGGCCCGGCGCATGATCAACGGGGAACGCATGTACGCGGCGGCGAAATCCGGCAGGAAAACCGGCGCATGGTCCCCGGTCGAATCCACGGTCAACGACGAGATCCGGGTTTCCTCCCAGAAGGTCCGGGAGCGGGTCCGGCAGCTTGTTCGAGATTTTCCGTATTTCGCTCATGCCGTTGACCAGCTTGTCAGCCTCACCGTTGGCCAGGGAATCAATTTTCAAAGCAAGGCAGATCCGGCGCTGAGGTCTCGCATCGAAGACGCCTGGAAACGCTGGTCCGAACAAGCCGACATCACAGGCCGAATGTCTTTCCCAGATCTCTGTCAACTTGCGGTTCGGCAGGAGTGCGAGAACGGGGAGTTCTTCCTGGTCAAGCGGCAGTCCAAGGACCCCAAGCGGTTCCTGCCCTTTGCCCTGCAAGCAATCGAATCCGACCGCCTCACCGATCTATCCACCTCACCGAAGAACAAGCAACACGAAATCGACCAGGGCGTGGAATTTGACCCTGACACCGGCGTGACCGTGGCTTATTGGTTCGAGTCCGACACCAAGCCCCTACGCATCCCGGCAGAGCAGGTCATCCACGGCTTCAAGATGGTTCGACCTGGCCAGCTTAGGGGAATCAGCCCCTTTGCCCCGGGCGTACTCGTTGCCCACGATATGGCCGAATATCTCGACGCCGAGCTTGAGGGCGCGAAAATGGCAGCCCGTTATCTGGCCTTCATCGAGGCCCCGGACATTGCAGCCTATCAGACATCCCACGGAATCGGGGTGAATCCTGATTCGGGCCAGCGGGAAGATGAGCTTCAAAACGCTATCCTCGAATATCTCCGGCCCGGCGAAAAGGTGAACCTGGCCAACCACAACAGGCCCGGGGATAACTTCGAGCCCTTTGTCAAGCTGGTACTCAGAATGCTTTCCGTGACCACGGGCGTTCCCTACGAACTCTTGAGCGGCGATTACGGCGAGGTTAGTTATTCGACGATGCGCGTATGCCGCAACGATCTTTCCCAGGCGTTGAAGGTTCCCCAGGGGCGCATGATCAACCAGCTATGCAACCCGGTTTTTCATGAGGTCATGAATCAGGCCATGCTGACCGGCAAGCTCCAGATCCCCGGATACTGGAACGACCCCAGGAAATTTCAGGCCTGCAAATGGATTGTCCCAGGCATGGAGCCCATCGACCCGTTGAAAGAATCCAAGGCGCATGTGGACCAGCTCGACAGCCTGCTCAGGTCTCCCCAGGAGATCGCAGCGGCCCGAGGGCGCGACTATGAGGAAATTCTGGACGAGATCCAGCAGGCCGAAGAAATGTCCAAGAAACGCGGTCTCTCGCGTGGGCAGGTCAACACGGCCCTTGCCAGCAATCCGGCAACCATCGAGGAAGAATAATGCCGAAATTTACAACACGAAAGATGCCATTGACCGGGAAGGCCCCGGCCACCCTGGATGAAGAGAACCGGACCGTTGAAGCGGTCATGACCACCGAGCAGCCCGTCAGGGTTTTCGATTGGGAACACGGGGTCATCGATGAAGTCCTGCTCATGACGGGCGCGAAATATCCGGATCAGGTCCCCCTGCTCGACAATCACAACAGGTGGGACGGCGTGGAAAGGGTTCTGGGTTCTGTCTCAAAGATCAGGCTGGAAGATGAACGGATGGTGGGGACCGTTTCCTTCTCCCGCACCCAAGCCGGTCATGACGCATATACCAAGACAGCCGAAGGACACCTCACTGACTTTTCCATCGGCTATATCGTGAACGAGTCGATCTATATTCCCAAGAACGAGTCACAGACCATCGAAGGAAAAACATTTACCGGCCCGGTCAAGGTCTCGACAGAATGGGAGCTCATGGAATTGAGCGTCACCCCCATTGGAGCAGACGACCAGGCCAAAGCACGGAGCTTTCAGGAGGTTCCTAACATGCCCAAACCTACAGACAACACCCCTCAAAATGACGACATGCTGGCCCAGGAACGGACCAGAGCGGATGCGATCATGAATCTTGGCGATCAGTTCGCCTGCCAGACCGAAGCCAGGGAAGCGATACGCTCCGGCATGGCCGTTGCCGACTTCCAGTCCCAGGTCCTCGAAAAAATGGCCCAGGAACGAAAAGCACCGGCGGCTCGTGTCGAAATGGGCGCGACCGATGAAGAGAAGTTTCGTAGCGCAGCAGAAGAAGCCCTTCTGGTTCGGGCCGGAATCTCCGACAAGCGAGAGGAAGCCGCAGACCTGGCCAGCCATACCTTGAGAGACATGGCCCGTGAATGCCTCATTCGCTCCGGTCAACGCCCCCAGGGTTCTCCCCTGGCCATGATCGGACGTGCAATGACAACCTCCGACTTTCCGAAGATCCTTGCGAATACCGCCAACAAGTCTTTGCTGGCTGGCTACGAGGGCGACGATAATTCATCCTGGAAAACATGGTGCGGCACTGGGTCCATCTCCGACTTCAAGCAGCTTTCCATTGTTCGGCCTTCTGAAATGTCCGACCTGGAAGAGGTCCTGGAGGCCGGGGAATACACCTACGGCGACCGTGACGAGACCCGGGAGCAGGTCCAGCTTTCCACCTATGGCAAGCTGTTCAAAATTACCCGGCAGGCGATCATCAATGACGATCTGGGAGCCCTGACCGACATTCCCCGTGCCCACGGTGAAGCAGCAGCCCGAAAGGTCTGTGACTGCGCGTATGCGGTCCTGACAGCCAATGCGAACATGGCAGACGGAACCCCCTTGTTTCATGCCGACCACGGCAACCTTGCAGGCACAGGCGGCGCTCCGTCCATCTCCACCCTGGCCTCTGCTATCGCTGCAATGAAGATCCAGAAGGACATTGCCGGACTCCGGGTCCTCAATATCCGGCCCAGGTTCTTTATTGCTCCGGTTGCCCTGGAAGGATCGTGTGAACAGCTTTTCAGGAGCACCCTGGAAGGCACCCAGGCCAGCCCGAACCAGATCAACCCCTATGCCGGAAACTACTTCCAGCGCGTCTATGATGCCCGTTTGGATGGTGACGATGCGAATGGTTGGTACCTGGCAGGCCCCAAGGGAAAGACCGTGACCATGTTCTTCCTCAATGGCATCCAGAAGCCCTACCTTGAGACCAAGGACGGCTTTGAGGTGGACGCCGTTGAATACAAGGTCCGGATCGATTGCGCGGCAGCAGCCGTGGACCACAGAGCTCTCTACATGAACGACGGCGGCGCTGAATAATGACTATCCCCCTCGACGTCTTGCGCAAGATCATAGCCCTTGCGCAGGACACGCCGGGGGTTGATTATTGCCCCAGGGACGGCGTGACCTGCCCGGCATGTGGAAATCAGTTATCAAAAACGAAGGGAATCTATGTGACGAAGCCGTGGACCGGGGACGTTCGAGAACGATATCACAAATGCCCCCGTTGTGGCCTTTTGTTTAAGTCCATAGAGACCCTTTTGAAATAAATCACCGTCTGACCTGTACGGTGAAACAGGAGCGAGAGGCCTAACTCCTCCAGTCCGTCCTCTCTCTCCCATCTTCACGGATTGACCCCCTGTTTCTTCCTCTGGCCGGGAAGCGGGGGGTCATTTTTTTGTGCTCAGGTGTGATGATCTTTGAAGCCGGGGGTGGGAAATAGGGTGGGAAATAAAAAAAGACTTAGAAACATTTTGTTCCTAAGTCTTTGATTTTTTTGGTAGCGGGGACCGGATTTGAACCGATGACCTTCGGGTTATGAGCCCGACGAGCTACCATACTGCTCCACCCCGCAACAAGAGAAAGGATTTTCTATAGGTTTGCACCTCGCTTGGCAAGGACTT